AAATGCTTTTTTATTACACATTATACATTTATTTAAATTCCTTGTATATACTGTATTAAAATTAAATGATTTCTTTATACCGTTAATAAAAGACCTAAACATATTAATCATAATACAAACCCATATTTAGGCTTTACCCTTGATCATTGTGAGTTGATCTGTGTTGTTTATTGATATAACATCATCTCTTTTAATCATACCTGACACTTTAGGTCTGTTGTTATCAGGTACTATATGTCCTTTGAATGTTGCATCTGATTTTATGTTTTTGCTGATAAGGATCTCCCCCACTAGATTTGCTTTGTTATCAAGCATTTCAACATACCATACATCTTTTCTAATATCAAATCTTAGTCTAAATGATTCACATGAATCAGGTATGTTAACATTGCTTTTAATGTCTCCTAACCTACCTTTACCGTTACCTTCTATGAAAACATGTCCTTTTGTTATTTCTTTTGAAGATTCAATGTTGTCTTTAGCAAAGGTAAACCTACCATGATGTATACCATCGAACCATGAGCGAGTTCCAATCGGTGCGGAAGAGGAAATTTGGTTAGTATACTCTGACATCATACTGTCAAACTGTCCCATTTGTTTTCCTGTTTTCAATCCCTCTATCCACCATCTATGGTTGTTTGGATCCCTTGCATTAGAGTATACAAATCCCAACTGAGCGATATCCCAATCGACGTCCATAGGTAACAGTGATCTATCTTTAACGAGCTGCTCTATTTCTGGTACCTTCATCACGCTCCCTCTAGGACGGGCCCCCTTCAATGCCCATACTATGGATGTTTGGAACTTTGGTGTACCTTTGTCTGTTGCTTCGTAAGGATTAACTCTAATTTGTGGTTGTATGTCAAAAATTAAATCATACCCAATCTCTGTACGTACAACTAGAGTTTTTATATCTGCTTTATAGCGTATTGATCGATATACACCTTCATCTTTCACAGGAGGTATCTGTGATGCAGAGTTTACATACTTGTTGGTTGTGTTTGAATCTGTTTTCTTAACTAATTTCTTAATTTTCTTAACCACATATACTATATGTTAAATGGGGTATATAAATCTAATCACTTTCAGAAAGAATTTCTTTTCTTATCAAGTAAGTTACTTTGTCCATTGCTTTCTTTCTTCTTACAGTTTCAACCAACCCGTCAGATTGATCATCATCTTCTGCAGTTATTGGGAAGTATATTGTTCCAGATTTTTTGAATTCTGATTCCCATGTTGATACAATATTCATAGCTTCTGTTTCATCTACGTTGTTTGCCTTTACTATCTTTCTTACCCAGTATTCCTTTGTATGCCCTATGTCTGATTTCTGTGATTCATTGAATGGTCCTGACCTTTTGCCTCCTGCAGTTGGACTACCTTGACCTGCACCACCTGGGTCACTTGGTCGTTTACTCATAGGTCCACCTTGTTTTGACCCTGCAGTTCTTTCTTTATCACCAGTTGTAGAGTCACCTCTACCACTCTTTTTACCTCCAGTGTCTGCTTCTTCAGCAGAAACACCCATTGCCATTTGTTGTTCAACCATTGCCATTTGTGGCAACATTACTTGTTCGAATGTTGGTTCCTTACCAACAACCCAATCACCTGTGTGTGTTCTCTTTACATCGAATCCCATCTGTTGTAGAGTTGCATTATTATTAATCTCCTGTGCTTTTATCTCTAGGTCTCTAAGTTCATCTGCTTCTTCACCTTCTTTAAGTTTTAATACCCAATCAGTTACCATCATCTCTTTTGCAAGTCTGTCAAAAATATGTGATCTTAGGAAATCCTGTGACCATTTTATGTGTCTGTTTGTGATAGTAACCTGCATACCTTCGTTAGCCCAACCAGATGGTAGTTCACCAAAGTACAAAGGTAAAACACCAAATGCTGCACCTATTATTTGACGAAGTTCTCTTCTAATATCTATAAATTGTAATTCCTTTAAACTTCCAGTGAAATCAATCCACTGAGCCATGTTTTGTCCACCTTTATCTGATTCTACTAAAAGTGGATGTATCATATATGGGTCTTCTATTGCTCTTTGTTCTAAATTGTGCCATGATTTTCTAAAAGTCTCATAGTTTCTTGATGCTATGACTAATAAACCTCTTGGGGGGCGCATCTTATCAAAATACTTCCTAATATACTCATCCATATGAGATAAAGACATAACCTTACTCCATAAAGCATAAATTGGTGAAAATCCGTAAATTAATCCAGGTTTGTATTTACCAGCAACCCAAATAACCTCACCTTGTGCATAAATTACTCTTTTTGGTTGTGGTATACCTACTGAATATACTGAAGATACTTCTAATAGAGCTTTTAGGGCCTCCGCGCCACATCTATCGCATTTAGGTTTTGAAAGTCGTTTATCTCTATGCTCAAATCTAGGACATACGTAAACGGCATTCCTTTTATCATCAAATCCAACCCTACCATCACTGTCTGCGATCATTGCGACTTGTGGTGGATCTATTCTTATCAATTCTTTGATCTCTGTCTTTTTTAAATCTATTTTTCCTGTTGCGTCATTAATAAAATAATTCTTTAATAAGAGTAAATATGCATTGTCTGCCACTTCAAGGTCTCTTTCCAGCATTCTACCTACATCTTCTATGGTTTGGTCGTTGTTATTAACAAAACAAGTGTATAGTTTTTGTAAAACCTTACGATTCTCTGGTTTTGGTCGTAAAATGTCATCAGATCCACAATCATCGCATTGTGGTTTCTCTTCTAGCTCTGTTGCCACAGATAACCCTGCTTTATTCAAACGTTTGGGAGCGTTAGCGACCTTTTCTGGATCTTTGTTTGTGTTTCTAGCGTCTCCAGGTCCATCAAACCCATCACTTGCTGATGGTTTACCATCAAATTCTTTTCCACAGTTATTACACTTATATTTCCACTTTTCAACCACCTCAAACCCATTCTTGAACATCTCTCTGTTTATAGTTTCAATTGAAATTCTTAGAGCATCAACGTTATCTGATAACTCGTATATCATTATAAGGGGGAATGGGAAAATTGGTAGTTTGGCGCCTGTATCTGTAGCCATATAAGGCTGCATAATAGCAGGACGTGATGTTGTTTCTGTATACCCCTTGTTAGTATTAGTTAATGACTTGTAAATATCAGAGAATCTCTTGCCTATACCCATGACTATGTCATTACTCCATTGATTGCCATGCTTTATAGTAGTGTTATAACTATATAAAATTTACTAAAAATTTATTTATTTGCCGAAAAATTTATTTATTTTTAAAAAAATTTATTGTGGTGATGACGTCTCGAACGCTCTTTCACCATGAGGATCTAAGAGGGCTACCGTATGAGGGTAATCCCTGACGATCCTACACTGTTATATATGTATTGCTTAATATAAACTTTATCATTGTATGCATTCGCATTTATTACAATCACATTGATTACATGATTCTTCATTATCACATTCGCAACTGCATTTGCATTCTTTAACTTTAAATTCTGGGGTTCTAGTGGATTCGAATTTTTCCTTATCTTCTTTATATTTATCTGGGTTACTATGTCTTCTAAAGAAGTGTACTGAGCAAGACTTTCCTTCTTTGCATGTGCAAATACCCATGGTATAGTATAGTGTAATGTATTATATATATATTATTTATTTATTTATTTATTTAATAGCTTTTTTTAGCTTTGTACACTACTTTTTTACCAATGTTTCTAAATTCGAAAAGATTACAATTTAGGCATAAAGATAATACTTTTATTATCGTATCAACAACTAAGAATGGTTAGTGGTGTGAGTATGCATATCTCTGTATAGAGAAGGTCCGGATTTACTAACCGGCTAACCAAAATAACAGATAATGCTAACAAGGATCCAGCAAACGTGGCTAACATATCATTCAATTCAACAACACCTCTACCTGTATACTTGTCATATACTTCCTTACCTACACCAAAAATAAAACCTAATACTATTAAGGGTAAAAATATTAAACCTAATATACTTAATAAAAAACCAACTATAAAATGCTGTGTCTTATCATTTATCTTCATCGTCTTTCTTTTTAGACTTTTTCTTAAAGAGTCCATTGGTATTTAACTCACATCTACAACCGCATGCCATACTACTTTGTAGTCTTATCTTTCTTATTAACATTCGTATCCTTCTTTACTTTTTTGTCTTTAACCATCTCTTGTTTGGCTATTCTGTATGCTCCTAACTCAGCGTCTAGGTTACTCTTCATGCTATTCTTGGTAACAAGAATTTTTGCCAACTTTACCATCTTACGACTGTTTAATTGTATTTGTCTAACCATGTATGGTTGTTTTTCAACCAATCTATCGGCATCTTCCTTTAAACCATCAAAGGTGAAATTAAGTCTTGATATATCTACAGTTAATAGTTCTACTTTTTCTACTAATTCATCTACTTGTTGATCTGATAATAATTCCATTTCTTCTCTAACTCTTTTATGCTAATAGGCCATTTATATGTTTGCCCTTCTATAAAGTTACTGATTGAACAGTCCCTACACATTGGTGAAACACCTATAGAGTCATCTCTACATAACACACATGGTATACCGGAATACATATTCTCCATAGATTTATATAAGGTGCCAGCACTATATTAAGTATGTGGACAGATAAACAGAACGCAAAAGATCATCTTGAAGACTTGATTAATGTAAGAAAATCAATTGAGAATGAGAAACTACAAGAACAGGAACCAGGTAAAATCGCTTCACCTCAAGAGATTAAGGAATACAGATTGAAAGTTATAGATAAGATGATTGAGGTAAGTGAGGCCGAGTGCCAAACTGTACCCCAAAAACAGGGAGAGGTATACAGATGATAGCCATTGATATGATGGGTTTATGTCATTCATGCTTTAACTCTAACACAATACTACGTCTTAAAAACGGTGAACCTGTATGTATTAAGTGTGAGGAGGAATTACAATGAACATAATGAAAGATGGGTTCCAAGTTAGGAAGATAGACAAGTCGGAAGTTCCTGGTGCGATAGCACCAATTTATTTGTTGGGGCTTCCTGGTGACCTAGACAAATTAAGCGGGTTGTTGGTCAAATTGGAGATAGCCAAATGACCGATACAGAATACATGAAATGTAAAGGTGGTTGTGGAAAGGACATAATAAAGACAAAATCAACACTGTGTATGAACTGCTTTACAAAGTCATACAATTCAATGTCTAACGAAGGTGTAACACATATTGACTCAAAGATACGAAAACGAGACTTTAGGTGATATGAAAACAGCACAATGTCCAGAGTGTAAGGTAGTAACACATGTGTTATTACTTGCTGGTAAGCAAGGTTTATGTAAAAATATAAAATGTAATATCACTAAATTCACTGTACAGGACTTTGATCCTGGCAATCCTGTAGATGAAGGAACTCATAACAAGAGTTATAACAACAGTGGTAGATGATGGATTTTAATCTAAACTCAGGTAGCACGTGCTCATGTGTGATAAACATGATATCACAAATCAACGTGTGTGATGATGGTGTGTGTATATCTAATATATGTGATTACTGTAAAACAATATTTAGAACAGGTGACACTCTTTGCTTGCCTTGTAAAGGCCTTTTCCATAAAGGGTTATTAGTTAAACATAAAGGTCATTTTATAAAGTATGATAGTGTAGAAAAATACGACGCTAATATGTCAAACCAAAAACACGATGGTAAAAGTGTATCAGATGATCCTGAATGGAACTTGTTATCAGTCAGTGAAAGAGGTGATATAAAAACATACATGTATGCTAGTCGTAATGGAAGGAAGATAAGAAAGGAGGTATTTGAGAACGATTTACTAGTAGAATCTACTCTATCTTAGATACATTGGATTTTAACGAATATCAAAAAAGGGCCAAAGAGACAGATCTTAATAACCCTATTAACTATTATTACCTGGGTTTGGCCGAGGAGGCAGGCGAGGTTGCAGGGCTACGTAAGAGATTTCTAAGGGATGAAGGTGATATAGACTATGATAAGATAACCAAGGAGTTAGGTGATGTGTTATGGTACGTATCAATGATAGCACATAAATACAATATAAATCTAAACGATATAGCAGTAACTAATATAAACAAGTTATTAGATCGTAAGAATAGGAACGTTATTAAAGGCAAAGGTGACAACCGATAAAATGTGTAAGGTGTAATCACATAATGGACCATATGACTGTATGTCATCAGATATGTATTAACTGCGGAGCAGTTTTGGATTGCAGTGATGGTGTTGAAGATTGATATTCATCTAAGTTCTATTGAGCACTGCTCACATATATTTACTCCCAGAGGGAGTTCCCTAATACCACAATAACTACATATAACAGTACCATGAGTAAGAGGATTAATTGATCCGTCGGCTATACCGTTGACTAGCCACTCTATATCTTTTCTTTCGGAGGGGGACATTTCTGCCAATTCCTTCATGAACTCTTCTGAAAAATCTATATGCCAATTGTTGACTTTAGTATACTTGCGCATAGATATAATGGGTTATAAGGATATATAAACCTATTGATATTAATCATAATGTTTGTACTGGTTACGTGCATCGTTCTTCCCTCTTTAACATCTCTTCTACGTCTTCGTCTTCTGATAGTTTTAGGAATGTTAGTCTACCGAATTCTGCACCTGCCCAGTAAGCATGTTTATGTACTTGTCTTAGTAATGATGGTAATATAGGTAAATCTCTGATAGTCTCTATGATATCATCGTCCTCCGCCTCTAAAATTTTTAGGATAACATTGAAACTTAGTGCTTCTTTTATTGTTCCTTCTTCTTCTATTTCACCTGTAATATTATTCATATCTCTTGGCATGGCTTATAATTGTTGTCATCGCTTTTATTAATGCCCCTCAATTTTGGATTCTTGTGTACATGATAGTATTTTGAGTATAATGAAATACATGGTATACATATTTGATTGACACATCCATGATGGCATACG